AGCCCATCCGCAGCACCGGGTCGCCGGCAGCCGAGCCGCCCGCCGGCGACCCGGTGCTGCGGATGGGCTCGATCGGCGACACCGTGCGCGAGGCGCAGCGGCTGCTGCGCATGAACCACGGGCGCGACGTCGCGGTCGACGGCGTCTTCGGCGCGCACACCCGCGACCAGGTCGTGCTGGTGCAGCTCGCCGCCGGGCTCGCCGGCGACGGCGTGGTGGGGCCGAAGACCTGGGCGCTGCTGCGCCAGGCCAAGCCGGTGCCGGCCGAACCCGCACCTGCCCCCGCCACACCGCCGGCGGCCACGCCGGACGAGGCCGAGGACGCCATGGTCGACACGGTGGCCGGCGGCATCCTCGGCTGGCTGGCGCGGCTGTTCGGATGGGGGCGCTGACGATGGGGTGGCTGTTTCTGGTGATGATCGCCTGCGGCGCTGCCGTCTTCACCTTCGCCGCCCGTGACGGCGCGCACAAGCGCGGCTTTCCGCCGAACGCGGCGGGGATGACGGCCGGAGCCCTGGTCGTCGCCGTCGGCATCATCGGGCTGGTGCTCAGCTGGGGCGGTGCGGCGCGCGCCCAGGCTGCGCTGTACATGCCCTGGGGGGATCTGACCGCGTTCCTCGCCGAAGCCTATGGGGAGCGCCCTATCGGCGGCGGCGAGGTCTCGCCGGACACGGTGATGGTCGTCTTTGCGGCAAAAGGCGGCGCCAGCTTCACGATTGCCGTCCGCCGGGCGCAGGGCACCGCCTGTGTCGTCTCGGGGGGCAAGAACTGGGAACCGGGCGATCTGCCCGACGAGGAGACCTGATCCATGCGCATGACAGACCTGTCCCGTATCGCCTTTCTGGGCGCCATCCTCGCCTACCTGGTCTTCCTGGTGGTCGTCATGCTGATGACGACGCCGCCGGCGCTGGCCGCAGTGACCGTGAGCGACGTAATCGAGCCGCTGCGGCCTTACCTTCTGGAGGTGGCGGGAGTCCTGATCACCGGTGTCGTCGCCTGGGCGGCGAAGCGGTTCCGGGACTGGACGGGCATGGAGATCGAGGCGCGCCACCGCGAGGCGCTGCAGTCGGCGCTGACCAATGCGGCCCGGCTGGCGCTCGATCGCGGCGCCGCGCATGCGGGGGAGATGCGGATTCCGATCGGCAACGCGGTGCTGGAGACCGGCGTCGACTACGTGCTGAAGTCGGTGCCCGACGCGGTGAAGCATTTCGGCCTGTCGCCGGAGCGGGTGGCCGAGCTGATCCGCCCGAAGCTTCTTCCCGCGCCGCGCGGCTGACCCCGTGAAGACCGGCAACGCCATGGTCGAGCTCGCCGAGGAGCGGGTGCGGCGGGAGGCCGAGGCGGGCGTGGCGCGGATCCGCTCCGCGCTCGCTGGCGTGTCCGGCCGGCTCGTCTGCGACTGCGGCGAGCCGATCCCCGAGGCGCGGCGCCAAGCCGTGCCGCACACCACCACCTGCGCGCAATGCGCGTTCGAACTGGAATCGCGGCGGAAGAGACGGGCCTGATGGACGTGTTGAAGGAATGGGCAGGGCTGTTCGCCGTGCTGATCGCGGTGGGGACCACGCTCTTCAGCTGGTTCACCGCCGGCGGCCGCAATGCCATGGCGGCGCTGGCCAAGTATCGCGACCACCAGGACGAACGCGACGAACAGGTGCAGCACAAGCTCGCCGAGCACGATCGCCGCATCCAGGCGGCCGAGGCCGAGCTGAAGCACCTGCCCGACAAGGATTCGGTGATGGAGCTGAAGCTCTCGCTGGCCGACCTCAAGGGCACCGTCTCCACCGTGACCGAGAGCCTCGGCTCGATCTCGCGCACCGTGCACCGGATCGACGACTATCTGAGAGACCGCAGCAAATGAGCAGCTACGAAGAGCACGTGCGCAAGGATGCCCGGCTGATCATCCTGAAGGAGCTGGCGCTGCAGACCGACGGGCGGCTCAACGAGACGATCCTGACGGCCGCGCTCGACGCCTTCGGGCACAACCGCTCGCGCGAGTGGGTGCGCACCGAAATGCGCAAGCTCGAGGAGCTGGGCGCGGTGCGGCTGGCGGAGGCGGGCTCGGTGCTGGTGGCGGCGATCACCCGCGCAGGCATCGACCATGTCGAGCGCCGCTCGGTGATCGAGGGCATCGCCCGCCCGTCGCCGGTGGCCTGAGATGGCGGCACGAGCGCGCCGGACCGGACGCGGGCAGCTCTCGGCGATCGAGCGGCTGCCCGAAGCCTGCTCGCCGGCGATCGCCGCGGCCGCCGCGGCGCTGCAGGACCGGGAGCGCACCCAGACCGAGATCTACCAGGAATTCTTCGCCGCCCTGCAGGCGGTGCAGGCGGAGCATCGCGGCGAGCTCGAGTTCGCCATCCCGAGCTTCTCGGCCTTCAACCGCTACTCGATCAAGCTCGCCATGATGACGCGGCGACTGGAGGACACGCGGCGCATCGCCGAGACGATCGCCGACCGCTTCGACGCCGAGAGCTCCGACGAGCTGACGCTGATCGCCGCCGAGGCGATCAAGACGCTGGTCTTCGAGCTCCTGACCGACGCCGGCGAGGCCGGCATCGATCCGAAGGGCGCGATGAACCTCGCCAGGCGCAGGGCGTGTCGACGGCGCGACGGGCCAAGGTGGAGGCGACGTTCGCCAAGGAGGTCGGCGAGGCCGTCGAGACCGTGGTGCGCGAGAAGGGCATGACGGCCGAGACCGCCGAGGCGATCAAGGCGAAGATCCTGGGGGTGAAGGGGTGAGCGCCCCGACCAGCCAAGCCGAGTGGGAGGCGATCCGGCGCGCGTCGATCGACGCGACGCCGGCGCTGATCGAAAGCCTCGGCCTGCCCTCCGTCCTGCTCGGCTACCAGGGCTCGGCCGTGGCGAAGCTCGAAGCCGGCACGGCGGTGCTGGTGATCGAGAAGTCGCGCCGCATCGGCATGACCTGGGGGCTCGCCTCCTATGCGGCGTTGCGCGCGGCGCGGGCGAAGTCGGCCGGCGGTATGGACGCCATGTACATCTCCTATTCCCAGGAGATGACCCGCGAGTTCGTCGACGCCTGCGCCATGTGGGCGCGCGCCTATGCGCTGGCGGCGGCCGACGTCCAGGAGTTCCTGTTCGACGACACCGACCCGAAGACGCCGGACGAGACGCGCCAGATCGCGGCCTTCCGCATCCGCTTCGCCTCCGGCTTCGAGGTGCTGGCGCTGTCGTCGGCGCCGCGCACGCTGCGCGGCAAGCAGGGCCTGGTGATCATCGACGAGGCGGCCTTCGTCGATTCGCTCGCCGAGCTGCTCAAGGCCGCGCTGGCCTTCCTGATGTGGGGCGGCCAGGTGGTGGTCTGCTCGACCCACAACGGCACCGACAACCCGTTCAACCAGACCGTCCAGGACATCCTGGCCGGCCGGTCGAAGTTCGCCCATATGAAGGTGGACTTCGACCAGGCGCTGCTCGACGGGCTCTACCAACGCATCTGCCTGGTGACCGGCCGGACCTGGTCGCCGGAGGCCGAGGCGAAATGGCGCCAGGAGATCGTCGACTTCTACGGCGACGGCGCCGACGAGGAGCTGTTCTGCATCCCCTCGCAGGGCACGGGCGCCTGGCTGACCACGCCGCTGATCGAGGCGCGCATGACGCTCGATCCGGACGCTGCGCCGGTGCTGCGGCTCGACCTGCCGGGCGACTATCTGCAGCGGCCGGCCCTGGAACGCCGCTCGCTGCTCGCGCCGTTCATGGAGGAGCTGGCGCAGGCCCTGGACGGCCTGGACGGGGAGGCGCTGCACGCCTTCGGCTACGACCCGGCGCGGCGCAACGACCCGGCGGTGGCGCAGCTGCTGCGTATCGGTAGGGACCTGCGCCGGATCTCCGCCCTGACGGTCGAGATGCGCAACGTGCCCTTCGCCGAGCAGAAGGCTATCTGCCGCGACGTCATGAAGGCGGCGCGCCTGGTGGGCGCGGCGATCGACGCCACCGGCATGGGCATGAACCTCGCCGAGGATCTCGGCCGCGAGTTCGGGATCCGCGAGGAGGAAAGCGGCGCCGGCCTGGTCTGGATGATCGCGCTGTCGACCGCCTGGTACAACGAGCACATGCCGCCGCTGAAGGCGGCCTTCGAAGAGGACACGATCGCGCTCGCGCGCGACGCGCTCCACGTCGTCGACCTGCGCCTGGTCAAGGTGATCCGCGGCGTGCCGTCGATCCCGGCCGAGCGCGAGGGCGCGGCCGGGGCCAAGCGGCACGGCGACTTCGCGGTGGCCCTGGCGCTGGCGCATTTCGCGAGCCGGATGGACTGGCGCGAGTTCTCCTACACGCCCGCCACGCCGAAGCCGTCGCGCTTCGAGGAGCGGGCCGCAGTCGACGCCGCCGGCTGGCGCGACAGGCCAGACGAGCGGCCGACGCGTTTCCGCATGGGCTCCATGCGGCGAGCCGAGGGGATCTGGTGATGGCGATGACCTGGTACGACGCCTATGGCCGCAAGGTCGACACCCGGGCGCTGACGAAGGAGCAGGGCGGCCCGACGCTGCAGGGGGTGCGCCGGCACGATGCCCTGCATCCGGCCGCCGGCCTGACGCCGGGACGGCTGGCGCAGATCCTGCGGACCTCGATCGAGAGCACGCCGGAGGACTATCTGGCGCTCGCCGAGGACATGGAGGAGCGCGACCTGCACTACGCCTCGGTGCTCGCCACCCGCAAGATGCAGGTGGCCGGGCTCGAGGTGACGGTAGAAGCCGCCGGCGACGACGCCCGCTCGATCGAGCAGGCCGACCTGGTGCGGTCCGTCATCGAGCGCGACGGGTTCGAGATCGAGCTGCGCGACATTCTCGATGCCACCGGCAAGGGCTTCTCCTGCACCGAGATCCTCTGGGACACCTCGGAAAGCCAGTGGGTGCCGAAGCGGCTGGCCTGGCGCGACCCGCGCTGGTTCGAATTCGACCGGACCGACGGCGAGACGCCGCTGCTGCGGGGCGTCGCCGGCCCCGAGGTCCTGAAGCCGTTCGGCTGGATCACCCACTCCTTCAAGGCCAAGTCCGGCCTGCCGATCCGCGGCGGCCTGGCGCGGGCGGCGGCCTGGGCCTTCCTGTTCAAGTCGTTCACGCTGAAGGACTGGGCGATCTTCTCCGAGGCCTACGGCCAGCCGCTGCGGCTCGGCAAGTATGGCCAGGGCGCCACCGAAGACGACAAGCGGGTCCTGCTCGACGCGGTCGCCTCGATGGGCACCGACTTCGCGGCCGTGGTGCCCGAGTCGATGATCATCGAGCTGATCGAGGCCAAGATCTCCGGCACGCACGAGCTCTACGAGAAGCGGGCCGACTGGCTCGACCGCCAGGTCTCCAAGCTGGTGCTCGGCCAGACCTCGACCACCGACGCGCAGAAGGGCAGCTAC